GGTCTCGACAGCCGGAATCGTTCCTTGAATGAGGACTCCGCCGACAAAATAGGCGGAATCTGAGAAATCTTCGATGGTGGGGACTGAGCCGGTGATAAGCACCGCGCCGGCTGCGGCGGCTGTATCAGCATAATTATCCGTCGCTGCAAGATTACCAACGTGTCTACACCAACCATCTGCTGTAAGGGTATCTGTATAAGCGTCTGTTGCGTTTAGATCACCATACGCTATATTTACAACGATACCACTAGCAGCAAAAGAATCAATATAGGCATCAGTCGCGGAAAGCGCGCCAGCTGCTATAGCCTTACCTGCAGCTGCTGCGGTATCGACACCGGCGTCTGCCGTAGAAAGTTCACCGGCTATCTTAACCTGGCCGGTTACCCCAGCTACATCGGTATAGTTATCTGTTGCAGAAAGAGAGCCTGTGATGGGATCAAGAACTATACCCTCGGCGGCAAGTGCATCTGCATAAGAATCAGACGTAGTAAGTGAGCCGACAACCCGGACGGAGCCTGTCGCGGTAAGTGTATCGGTAGAAGTCTCAATAGCGCCAAGGGAACCGGTAATCGAAACAGAACCGGAAAGCGAAGCAGTATCCGCGTATGCGTCAGTTGCGGTAATGTTGCCGCTAACCGTAACCGCACCAGAAGCAACAAATGTATCAGTATAAGAATCAGTTACGGTGACGCTGCCTTTAACAATAGCCGCAGCGACCGCCGCAAACGTATCAGTATAAGAGTCTGTTACCGAAAGCGCCCCGGCGATTGTTTCTTCTACTGGCCAAAGATCAGCAAGAGCAAAATTAGATGTAGCAAGAGCTTGCTGCATCCCCTCGCCGATATCCGGCTGAGACCGGAAAGTGTCGGTGTAGGCGTCGGTCGCCGCTATCGTGCCGCTGACTATGACTGCGCCGGTTGCCGCTCCTGTATCTGTATAATTATCTGTAGCCGCCGCCGTGCCGCTGACCCTGACGCCTCCGCTTACAGAAGCTGTGTCTGTATAACCGTCAGTCGCAGAAAGAGAACCGCTAATAAGCGTGCTCGGACGAAGGGCAAGCGTCCAAGCACACCAGCTATCGTCCGTTCCTGTTGTTCCTCCTCCAAACTGCGCGGGATTGAACGAGCCGCTCGTCCAAGCATACGATCCCATGCCGATTGTGACATCATAAGTATCGGCCTGGGTTCTTGTCCGAAAGTTTGAGAGGTCGCTCGAAGTAAAGGTCGCGCCCACCGCTGCAGCTGCGCCGCCCGCTGCCAACACAACTGCGCCAGAGGAGCTGGGAGTGATGGCCGGGGGGTCTGGCCGTCCAGTATCTATCCCCGTAGCTGATTGGCTTGTTACATCGAGAGGAGTAGAATCGTCCACTCCCCGCCAGACATGAATAACGGCGGCTATTGCATCGGCAGAGTTTCCAGATGGCCCAAGAGTAACATTGGTATCGGGCGTTGAGCCCATTTTCTTATAGCCGACGTCGAAATTTGTATCGTTCGTGTCATTAGCGTATAGCTCTCCCAGCCGGGTGTAGCCAGACGTAACAATGGAGAGTGTACGATCCGCCGTCGATCCAGTGCCGAACGCTACAAAAACATAATCTCCCGCTGCGGGGGAAGAAGCGGATCCCCCCGTTAACGTCCCATTAAGAGAGATTACTAAATTTGTGCCGGTGGAGCCGGCACGACTGCCGACTGTACCGCCGACATAAGTAAGGGCCATTTACTTATCTAACTATCCGTGCGTGATCGTTGCGCTCGTGATCTGCACCGTCTGGCCGGAGTTAATCGAGGTGTTGTCCAGAATGATATCCGTCCCAGACGTACCGACGGTCAGCCCGGTGATAACGTCTGCGTCCGCAGAGGTGCGAATCCTCGCTGCAGCCGCTGTTCCGGTCGCGTCCGCCGTGTCTGACTTTGGAAAGCCGGAGAAGGTCAAGACACCTCCGGACGCTGTTCCGCAGGGATCGTTCAACGTGATCGTGGCAAGAATACTTGCCATTCCCGCAGTCCCAATCTCCAGTTTCCCGGCGCCAGAACCGGCGTCGATCGCTGCAATGACGCCGTTCATCCGCTCGTTCTTTGCATTCGTCGAATAAGTAACAGCCATTTTCGCCTCTCCTATAGTTGAGTTAAGTTAAGCCGGCCAGCGCGGATCGCTGTCCACCTGCGCCCGCGTCGTGATCGTCCCGCTTGTGATATCCGCGAGGATCGCCACCGTCGCCTGCCGGGTCTGGCGAAGGGTTGCGACCATCGCGCGGAAGTCTTGGACGCGGGTCGTCTCTTCCCCCGTCAGCGTTCCACCACTCGCCACCTTTCCGAGCAATTCGGTAACATCATCGGTCTGGATGATAGCGAGAAACGCCGCCTCCAAATCCTCGGCCTCGCCGGGGGCGACGAGGGCGATAGCCTTCTGCCTGCCGAGCTTCTTGGCGTATGCCTTGAGCGCCGCTTTGTCTGCCACCTCAAGCGCCGCCAGCAGTTCCGTTTCGCCCGGCTCTGGATCGGTATGTGGCTCAGCTCGCTCAAGCACAAACCCATCCACACGATTATGGCGGATCGCTAACCACTTGCCTGATAGGCCAAGCGTCGCAAGTGCGACGCCAAGCTCAGAATTTCTCGCTCCAAGTAACATTATCGTATCCTCCGAATTACACGCCAAAACAACTGGGTTTCGTTCAACGCCGCGTCGCCCATGATCGTACCGTTTACGCCAGAATCGTTCCGAACATACATCTCAAGGTAGTCACCCGCCGCCAGTTTTACCAGCAACGGAAGCCCTCTACCAACACCATAACCATGAGCGGGTTCGCTGTTGAATATTGCGGTTCCGTTGACTCTGACAATGGGTTCGAGATATGCAGCGGTGATTTCCAGCAAGGAGAGAAACACTTCCACGTCACACGCAAATGCTGCGTTTAACCTATGGTTTGTTGCGCTGTTCCACCACGCGCCGATATCACGGACTTCGGTATAATTTGCGTCGAATATCTTTGTTGTCGTGCCGGTTGAAAACGCCTCATCCACAGACAACGCTAATCGGCCAACGACAGTTGTCAGCTCATCTAGGATGCGGTAGTTCGTTCCATCGCTGGTTACAAGTACGAAATCCCCTTTCGCGTATCCTGTGAAAAGTTCAGTGCTGCCATCGCTCTGATAAACGGTGAGCTTGTTGCTGCTTGTATCGCTCGCCGGCCCGGTCGATATCTGCACCCGCACGAGCTTGCCATTGAGATTCGCAACCGTTGGCAGTTGGCAGGTACACGAGGCGGCGGAAATCGAGAATGGAATAACAACCTCAGAAAACCCCGCAAGATCAGCAGCCACAATAGTATAGTTGGCTGACTTTTCAGTAAGCACGCTCGACTTTCCAAAATCTGAGGCAAGAGGGGAGATAACAATATTTTTCGTTCCCGTCGTCCAGTTGACTGCAGCACCTCCATTGCTTGATCCAACAACTGTTGTACGGGCAAGAGTATCAGGGCTTGCGTCTGTAAGCGTCCCAATTCCATACTCATATTCCGTCCCCATTGCAGCAACGTAACTTACTGTCCAGGGGCCAGAGCCTCCTATATCTGCCGTTGCCGCCGCTACTAGCGTCTTGTATCCGGTAACGGCCCCGTCTAGGCTGTACGTCCCAGTTCCGGTTGTAGTCGATGTCTCTTTTGCTCTATTTGCTAATGCCATTTTAGCCTCCGATTTCCGTTAGCGGGAAAAATATAGAAGGAATTTCCAATCTCGCCGGAGGCTGTTTGCCCGTACAGCCCACCACATCGTCCAACGGCGCCAGCGCCCTACGCCCGCTGCTTCAAGCATTAAGCGAAACAGCTTATCTCTCTGCATCGGAGGCATAATTGGATTCTCCCAGATATAATCGTGGACAACAGCTGCCCACTCTGAATCCTTGTCTAGCAATCCTCGCACAATATTGGGAATACTAGCAAGATCTGTTACATAGCCTTTAGGGACAACCACTACAACATCTTTCATCTCTGGAAAAGCATCAACCCAAAAGGGTTCGTGCAGAATCCATGAATTTCCCTGCTTGGCTTCAAGAATGAGTTCACCCCACTTCATACTAGAACGCCAGAGGCGCCTCCTCGCTGATACCGCCAAACGACGCAGACCCTGAATCGCTCGCACTGGCTGAATTGCCAACGCTCGATCCCCCAAATCCCTGCGCCCCGGCACTCGTATTCACATTGTCGTTGCTCATGTTGCGGATCGTTGCTCCATCGGTGCCGACACTGGACTTGCCCGAGGCGATGTTCACATCGCTGATGCTGGCTTGATCCGTCGAAGTCAGATTGTAGGTTGAACCACTCGATGAGGAAATGTCCTTGATCGCGTCCGCGATGATCAGGCCGCCGGCCAGCCACCCGAACAGACTCAGCCCCTGCCGGGCGAAAGCATACTTCTGGTTGATCGAGTTGATTGCCAGCTCGGTCATTTCCTTCCCAGCGCCAGCGCAAGGGTCTCTTTGGGCGTTCATCACAGCCGCGATAGACTGGCCATTCGCCCAGATAGCCTGTGCAACCGGCTCGAGGCCGGCGGGAGCAATCGGCGGAACTGCCGGTGATCGCAGAGTTGCATAGCAATCCTTTTTTAGGTCGGCCACCTCCATTGCAACGAACGTGCTCTCGGACATCTCAACGGTTTCGCCGGTCGGCTTCGTAATAACCATTGTCGTCTCACAGCCGACAAGAGCAATGAACGACGCAATCAGCAGAAGAAGTTTCATAGTACACCTCACCTCATTTGATAGGCCACTCGTAATGATTGCCGTCCTCAAAACGGCCGCCCCAGATTCCTCCTTGCGCCTCCCACCATTCTCCAAGTACTTTGTGATCTTCCGTCTTATCCAAATACACCCCATCTCTGAAAAGGTTCAGATCGATAGCGAGCCGTACCTTGTGGCGGCTGCTCTTGCTTCCATACGGGCAGCGTGGATCTCGGTAAGCATCCCCGAGAGTGATTTCGAATCCGAGCTCTCGCGCCTTCAAGAGAAGGAGAGGAACCATCACTGCGAACTGCTGTTGCTGATCGAGTAGACTCATTTCACTTCGCACTGAATTTCGTCTCGAGAAAGTGAATCAGGGCATAAGCCGCCGCGCCAATCGCCGAGGCCCAGAACCAATCCTTTATCTTCACCCACTTACGATGAGAAATGAGAATTTCACGAAGCTCTCGGCCGAGTTCTATACTATCCTCTGCTTCAAATCCAAACCTGTTGAGAAGCGCTTCAACTTGTTTATCTGCCAGCATATCTCGAATATGAAGATGCCACTCCGGCTCGTCGGGATGCAACTTCTCTTGCGGCGTCATGCCACCTTCTCCATAGCTTCTGTTTCTTCTGGAAGCTCTCCATATTGCATATCATACTCAAAATTCCCTACATGCCCGATCTCTTGTGAGAGCTCGTGGTCAATGTACGGCTCTATTCCGTATTGCTCGCAGCGTTGAAAGAAGAACCAATCTTCTCCCATATACTCGTTTGTCCCGGCGACTAAGCCGATATCGAACCACGGTTCTGAAACGAGATTAAAAACTTTCATATCGATAAGGCAGACACCAAAGCCGATTTTCCAGACTCTTTCGAGCCCACTCTTGTTAGTCGAGGAAACCATCTTTCCACCAAGCGGATTGCTTACGTCTTTCTTTCGAGCAGTCCAGCCGGGCGGAATTGTCTTTGTAGGGCAGTTTGCAGCGACAATCTGCTTATCTCTTTTGAGAAGCCGCATCAGCGTATCGGGCGGAAAGGTCATATCGCTGTCAATAAAAAGCAAGTGGGAGGCTTTTCTCTTAATTGCGGCTCGAACCGCAGTTTGGCGAGATTTTGAAAGGATACTCCCATATACAGACTCGAGGCTAACCTGCCAATTTTTTGCGTTGGCCGGTGCTGTCCCTGCCGCATGAGCAAACAGCCCAATAAGAGAGATTCCAAAAGCTGCTTTCCACTCTCCCATCGAAGGAACAGCAACGACAACATTAAAATCTTGCCCCTGGTGGTGTTGATTGCTCATTTTATTTTCCTGTTAATTGCGCCCTTTTTTCGCTAGGGCCACAAACTCGTTTTCCGGTTTCGCTTCTTCTGCTTTCTTTTTCTTTCCCTTTGGATGTTTCCCGGTCGCAAGCGCAAGCCCAGTTTTCGCCTGTGCTATTCTCGCAGCCTTTCCCTTATCCATTCCCTTGTCCTTTAACGCCTCATACATCTTATGAACCTTTGTACCTGCAGGCATTTCCAAGCTCCTAAAAAAGTCCCTCCCCCATTTCTGAGGGAGGGATAACCACCACCAGCGAATTACGGAATAGTAAAGTTGCCGATATAACCGCAGGTCAGGCCGCCGTAGTTCAGCTGGAGGCCACCTTCGGTCATCCACATTCCCTTCTTCGTGTCGGCATCGTTTGCCTGCACGTTATCTTTCGACTTCGTATCCCGGCCCGGCATGAAGCGCCAAGTCAGGGCACTCGCGTCGATAATAAATGCGCTATAGGCATAAACGGAATGCCGATTCATAAGAGGATGGGTACGCAGGAAAAGCGTCCCTTGTGGCAGGACATACTGCCGCAGGTTCATGCCGTAGGTCTTGACAATCGGCCCAAACTGCACCGTCCCGGCGGCGGTGATCAGCTTGTTCAGATTATTTAAGAAGCCGTTTCCTGCGATCACGATACGCTCGTCCCCGGCCTCGCTTTCAAAGTCGAAGCTCTTGTACACGGCGTTCAGGAACGTATCCTTCGTCGGCGTCGTGGCAAAGATAGTCGTAACGTCGGCCGGGATCTGCGCACGAAGGCCGGCAGAAAAGCGCAGAGGCTTTCCATTCGCGCCGGTCGTCGAGTACTTCCGACCAAACATCAGCATCTTCTCCAGCGACATCGAGTGCCGGAACATGCCGCGCATCTTGTCGTTGTCCTCGGGGTCGCCGGTACGCGTCTCGGTCACCTGCGCCGTTCCGGTCAGCTCATACGCGTCCTTCAGAATCTGACAATAGTTGTCAAACTCAACCGGGTTGCGCGCAGTCGCATCCGGCGAGTTAGTGCCTTCCGAATACGCCGAGCCGACGAACAACAGATACGCGTCGTCAGCAATCGCAGCCGCAGTCGTTCCCGCCTGTCCGCGCTTGACAACGAGTTGAGTCGCACTCGTTACCGAGGAGACCATTACGATTTCGTTGTCAATCGTCGCGGCTTCCGACTTCTCCACCATCAGCAGGTCGCCGGGCTTCAGGTGAGTCGCCAGACCATAAACCCTGCCAAAATTCGCGGCATCGGGATCGGGAGAGTCAACAACCAGGGTGTTGTCCGAGCCAGAATAGCCCGTCCCATAGTTGACTTGCAGACGAATGATGTCATTCCCTTCACCCCACCAGTGAAAATGGGGATGAGTGGTTTCCTTCTTTTTCGTCTTGCCCATCAGGGCAGTAAGAACGGCAGAGCCGTTCGGGTTCTTCCAAAGAATAAACTCTCGGAAATCTTCCGGGAGTTCGTTCGCGGCAAAGTCGCCAGTGCCACGCAGTCCAGCTACAGCAGCCATTTCAGTTCTCCAGCGCTAACGCGCAATCAGGTTGATGTTGAGGATTTCTTTGTCCGAGCATCCACAAGCTCTTTGGCAGCCACTACGTACTCATTCGGATTCTCCTCAGATTCAGGGGTAACTCGAGATGCGGTTCCGGCAGAACCAGCCGGCTTAAACGGCTTCATTTTCTTCGGCTTCGCATCTTCAATCTTTGTCACCTTACTATCCTTTGCAGAATCCTCAGGGTCATAGGAAAGCGGCAGATCATACTCAGCGCAGAGAAACTTCCCAAACTTCTTGGTATATTCCTCCGCGGAGAGTCCCATCTGCTTGAACGCTCCCGCATACTTAATGAAGTTGTCCCTTTCCTGCGGCCTTTCACTTAAAAGTCTTTTCAGCTGAGGCCACGCGGAGAGAAAAGCATCTTCACTTTTCTGCACAGTTTCCCTTGCTTTATTAAACTGCTCAATTTGAGCGGCCACCATTTGGGGAAGCGATCCCTGCATTTGCCCCAAGACATCCATATGAGTCCGAGCCAGCAAATTCGGAAGAACCTTCTCTGGTTCAAGTTTCAACTCCTCAACAAGTTCTGGAGTAACCTGATAACGCTTTACAAGATCGGCGTAAAAAGCAGCTTGCCGGCGCTGCATTTCAGCTGTGTATGCCGCTTTTTCGGCATCACTCGGCTCTTTTACAGCGGGGGCAGCCTCTTTTTCGGGAATCGGCTTGACGGGAGTTTCTGGCTCTTTCCGCGTCTCTGCCTTTCCTTCCGATCCGTCGCCTCCAGATGCGACTTCTGCGGTTTCTGCCGCAACCTTACCTTCGTCCGCCTCGGCTTCAGATTCGGACTTTTCTTTGTCCGTTTCTTCAACCTTGACGTCGCCGGTATCAGAATCCTCTTTCTCCGCGTTTACCTCATTGGAGTTTTCCTCTCCAGTTTCAGTTTCGTCGGCAGACTCTGGCATCCTACCAGTAGCAATCGAAGCAAACTCATTCTCCTCGATTACTTTTTCATCTTCCTTTTTTACCTGATTAAACGTGCCTTCAATTTTCAGAGTCATTTTCGTCCTCTCTTTGCGCTAGTGTGTGGATATTAGCGATTTCAACTTGGATTTGTCCAAGTCGAAGCGCCGGTAGCTCAAGAACAAGCTTGATTCCAAGCTGCTCTGCAAGAAAATTATTAAGCTGGATGAGATCATCGAGGTTTTGTGCTAGTTTCTTTCTCGCATCATCGCGGGCGCTGTATTGCTCCTGGCATAGCTCCACCAAGCGCGCCCACGCCGGGGAGTCTAGCAATGTTTGGAACAGCTCCTGCTCCGCGAATAGGCTGTCCAGGGCCTCCTGCTGAGATTCCGAGAGCATTTGAAAGTTCTCCTATAGGTACGCTGCCAGGTGGTGCCATTCCGGGGGCCTGCGGTGTGACTTGCGCCCGGAATCTGTCAATACTGTTCAATCCGGCGAGTTTTGCGATCTCCGTCAGCATCGAAAACGGATCGAAAACCTGCATAAAATTCGGGATTCTCATTCCCTGAAGAAGTATCTCTTTCCAGACATTCATTACACTAATATTATCCAGCGGGACGTTTCCATCTATCGTGATGAAATCGTACTGGCCGGCGATATCCTGCGGGGCGACCCTTATCGAACCTTTATCTCGAAGGAGCTTAAACTCCATTTCATCGTCGTAATATTGCTGCGTAATCTGAAGGGCGACTTGCCCCAGCTTTTGCATCCCCTGAACCTCACAAAACTGCGAGGTCACCTTCATTCTGTTCGTTCCAAGAGATGTAGTTGTTCGGATCTCGGTCGCACTTTTTCTTCCCCCTTGCTGCAAGACGCCCATCATCGGGTCGTTTGTTCCGAGAATCCGCTGAGCCATCTCCATCATCATATCCGAGTCTTGCGTATGCGATCTCGTTACATCTGTCACCGGGAATTGCCGGATGATCTGGTCAAGATTCTGGCCCCAAAAAAGAGGCTTCGTTCGGATTAGCTTGCCCGGCTGGGGATTCAAAAGGTCAGTCATTTCCACTTTGGAGGGATCAACGATGAACATATCGTTCAGCGTCTTCCGAACGTTGTGGAAATGCGAATTTAGAAGCCAGGAAATTACATCCTGCATCGGCTCCACAGTCTCGAGCCGGGAGCGGGAAAACTCATAATACCCTTCAAACTCAGGCTCGATTACGAAAATGGGGTAGTTATCGTGATACTCTCCGTAAGGCCGGGCTTGAATAATAACCCTCCGGTTTGCAATCGTAAAAACCCACTTCTCGGGATTGCGACTCGAGCCCAGACCCCACTCGGCAGGAACGAGCCGGACAAAAAGATAGATAAGAGAGACAAACCCAACCGGGGCAAACTTCAACGTCAATTTGGGCTCTGGGATATCAAGGTGCGTTTCGTCCCGTTTTCTTGCCTCACTCGTCCCTTTTTCCAGCTCCTCGATATTCATATACGTCCCGGCGTCCTTTCCAAGGAGAATATCACTCCAACTTACCTCGCTCGACCAACCGCAATACTCTCCCCGCTGGACTTGATTCAGCGGGACGCGGGGATCGGGAAGAAAATCATGAGGACGAATGTTCCAGAATCTATTCCCCTTATATTTCGTAATCTTCTCCGTCACTCGTCGGCGCTCATAATTCCCAACCTCAAACCCATTCACCGTTGTCGGCACAAGCTCGATCCGAGAAACGTACCGATAATCCTCATCCCAATAGGTTGAGAGAATTCCCGATCCATATTTCAAGGCGTCATAATGCCAGATATAGAGCGGGACGACATTATTCCCGGCCCGGAGCTGATATCCCATAACAGCTTCAACGGCTTTCTCTTTCATCTCCGCTTCCACATTCCAAGACGCGTACTGAAAGAGGGGATAGCGGGAGAGGATCGCACTCACCAAATACGTGTGCGCTGTCATTAGTTCCGCATACGCATAGGGGATCATTATAGTGTAGTAAGTAGGCTCCCCTTTTACCTTATACTTATTCTTCCGAATAAGCTCCATTTCTTTTTCTGGAATGTAGCCTTGAACCATCTTCTCCAAATCCGAGTAGGTTTTCTTCTTCTTCGACATATGCTGCTCGGACGCCCGTATCCGCTCCAAAAGAGCGTTGAGAATTTTGCCGTGCTTTGAGTCGCCGGCTGCGTCATAAGGAAGATTATAAAGTTCGCTCACTTAAGGTGCTCCTCTCCACGATGCTTTCAAGTTGTTAGTCGCCTCGGAGCGCATATTAGCGCTCGGGTTATAATAGTCGCTGGCCGACTTGAATACCTCGGCGGTTGAGAACGTAGGGTTCAGCAACTCCATCGCCATCGAAGTCGCATCCAGAAGGTCATCGTATTTGTGATCTTCACTCGGAGAATGATCAACGTATTCCTCAATGAACTCAGCGTGCTCTTGCCGAATCCAAAGATGCCCGTATGCAGCCCGGCGACCAATCGTCTGGATAATACGATCCGCCTTTTTCCGTCGATCGCCGGATATTGGAGCAATCGGAATAAAAAGCCCCGACTCCTCCATCTTTCTCTCTAAATAATGCTGGAGGACACGCTGATATGCAATTGCCTCTACTCCGATCACTCGAATGTCTTGGAACTGGAACACCATCTCTCGAATCTTAGCCCACAACTGTTCAGGCATCTCTCCCTTCGTTCGGGAATAGTAAACGAGATAATAGTCTGGTTCGACAATGTAAATGAGAGAAAGAACCTGAAAACAGGCTTCTTTCTCCGAGGAAGAGGCAGGGTCGATAGCCGCTACAAACACGCCGCCGGGCGGCAGAATCTGCCAATATCTAAGCCACTCTAAGCGGAACGAGCGGGTTTCTCTCGCAACGATCCGACATTCCATTTCCCGGAGCCACAAAGACAACTGATTTCTCGCTATGTACGCTTCCTTCTCCTTGAGGAGGGTTTCCGTCGGGAAGCGGGACGGCCAGCGGGATTTCCCCTGGGCATCAAAGCAAGAAAAGATGCGAGCTGCGTATGAAGGATCTCGAAGCGCAACAGCGAGATTGTCTTCTGAGTGGAGTGGAGTTTGATTGAGGACGAACTTTGCGTTCGGATTCTCCGTTTGCGGGGCAAGCGAGCGAACGAGCGCACCGTGGACAAGCTCGCGGGTCTTTTCCCTTTGTTCGGGTGTAGCTGTCGTTTCGTCCGAGTCAATATCGTCTCCTACGATTAAATCTGGCCGGGCATCATCTACATTATAGCCGCGAATCTGTCCCGTTATGCCCAGAGCGATTACTCTTGTAACGTTCTCTGAAACATCAGATACGATTTCGATCTCCTCTCCAGTCCACTTCGAGCCGGGGTGAAGGCCGAAGAACTGGGCCCATTTCTTGTTCCTCTCGACATTCTTTTTGAGCCAGTCAATCGAGTAAAGGGCGTGCTTCTGCGAGCGGGATAAACAAAGCGTTAATCTGGAAATCCCATACGAAATTCGTTTCGACGTAAAAAGTCGGGTAAGGGTTGTCTTTGCTCCGCCTCGAAAAACCGCGTTTGCAACATAGCGATTTTCCTGGCGCTCCATAACATCCCAGATTTCTCGGTGCATCCCCGGCGGGTCTTGCGAACAAGAGCGGGGAAAGAAACAGCGAGAATAGAAAAGGCTGTCAACCGCTGCTGCCTTTAAAATCATGCTGGCACTTTCTCGAGAGAGAAGAACCCGCTCATCCTTTTCAAACTCCCGCTTTACAAGGAGTTCGTCGGCGGGGCTTATAGTTTGATCGGCCACGTCAGAACTCCAAACTCGCCGGGGGATAATGTCTCAAGAAACGCCTTCCTTTCGCTATACGAAGCAATCTTCGGCGATCTTCCGGTCATCGTTGAGATATCAAAATAGCGCACAATTTCAATGCACAAGAGTCGCGGGCGGGAGAGAAGTGTTCTTACAACCGGGAGATAAAGATCAAATAGCTGCCTCTCTGCCGCCGCGCAATGCCGAAGCTTAATCTCGTAGATAATCGCGGTGTCCTTATCTACCACTTCAAGAGCATCCAGCTGGCAGTATCGTTTGTCCCCCCGGTACTGGTACATCATCCAGACCTGGCGGAAGAACTTTTCCTTTTCTATCTCTTTTTCGAGATGGTCAAGAACCTGTTTCTCGAACCGTATTCCGTTCATTAATGAGGCCCGGCCCCTTTTCCTCTGTGCAGCAAAGGGCGGCTTTTCGCAGACCGCAGCCCAGTCTACTCTCTCGTCGGAGAGTATTGCGCTCATACCTTTTCCCCCTCGATGATCTGGCCGGCGGGATTAAGCTGCGGCTTTCCTTCCTCCAGCGGGGGAATGTTATCGTGAAAACGGACGAGGAGCTCGCGGGCGTGCGCGAGCTCCTCTTTTGAAGCAACGAAGACATTAACTTGATTCTGGGCAGAAAGTCCGGTTCCGTTCGCCTTGGAAAGCGGAAGTCCGGCCCCCGAGCCAAGTTTCGTTGCAACAGTTAATGCGTAATCGGGATCAGAAACCGGCTGCTGAAGATGCCCGATAATTCTGTCCATCGCCAGATTCACGGCGGCGTGCGTCTTCTCCTGCAGACTAGCGGTAACAGAGGAAACAACCTGGCGTTTGTATGCCTCCATCAACGCCTTGAACATATCGGTGTTGATGACGATGGAGAGCCAGGATTCCGTAACTCCGACCCGCCGGGCGACCTCCCCATTTGAAAGGAGAGGGTCAGTTGCAATAATGCGAAAGATCTCGTAATGCTTCCGGGAGAGCTTCTTCGGCCCGTACTTATATCCCGGCTCGAACGACACCCGAGAGAAGTCGAAGTTCTCGTCCTCGGAGAGATCAATAAGTTCCGCTTCCGTCTCGGGGATAAGCGGTGAACCGGAGATAGGCATAATCGCGCTCATTTGCACATTATGGCATAAAAACAGGGAAAGGCAAATATCTTGCATAAAGTGAGCAATTAACTGGGGCGGAGGGGGGGGGGGGGCCTAAACCCAAATCGCCGGGCGGGCGAGAGTGGGGGCGGGTCGCCGGAGGATGAAAATAGATGCGAGATATAATATGCGTTTATTGCGTAGTTTATAAGATTTTTTAGTGTGGAGAGGTGCGTGGCTGGGCCTTTCTACGGACGCCACCCCCCTTGGGAGGAGACCCGGGGGGTGCTTCTTCCCCCACTCGACCCTATCCCTACTTCTGTGAGCGCTGTGATCCTTCAAGCCGTCCGCATGGCGGACGGCTTCCCGAAGTCAATATCTCCTTTGGGATATTAACTCAGCCGTACGCATGGCGTACGGCTGCCCTTGTCAATACCTCCTTTGGGATATACTTTGCGCATTGAATTCTAAAAAGACTTGACCTATATTTACCCCATGACATACGGATGGCAAGGCAACTACGAAACGCGCGAAAAGAAAGCGCGCTTCACCCCAATCGAAGGCCAGCCGGAGACAGTTTGGCCCGGCCGGGGCTTCCACGCCGACGTGTTCGGCGGCTGCGACTGCGTAACGGGCAGCTTTGCGGCGCTTGCCGCAAAAATCAGGAGATAATATGAGCATTATCAATCTTACCCAGCACCTCGCCACGCCAGAACAAGTTGCGGCGGGCGTGTTTGACCTGCCGCCGAACCTGCGCGGCGATCTGGCCGCGCTACTCACCTTCGACGCTATCCCCAGCGTCGAGGAAATCCGCAGCCGGGCGTACGACATCGCTACAATGGCGGCACTAATCGCCGACCGTGCCGAGGAAGTTGACGGAGCCGACAATGACCGGGGTGGGTTTGCCCTGCAAGCCATGATCGGCGGCGCGCCGTATCTTATGGCGTCGCTCGAATCTGCCCTGCGCGACCAGGGCATCGAGCCGGTCTATGCGTTTTCTGTGCGCGAGAGCGTCGAAAAGACGCTGCCAGATGGCAGTGTCCAAAAAACCAACGTGTTCCGGCACGTCGGTTTCGTGAAGGCGGCTGCGTGAAGAACACTGTCATCCGAAGAGCCGCACGCTTGGCGTGCGGCTCTCTGGAGTCAATATCCCCTTTGGGATATACTTTGCGCATTGTATTTTGGAAAGACTTGACCTATATTTACTTTACCGCGCCGGGCGGCTCCCGGTTTTCACTCTGAGGGGTACTATGGCAACAAAGCAGAAATCGTCGGTTGAAGTTGATAAGGACGGGGGTTTCGTCCTTACTGTGAACTGGTCAAACGGCGTCGTCGACCGGTTCGACGGAAATGAATTGACGCCGGCAATGCGAGGGTTCCTCGCAGTTTCGCGGTTACATGCGAAACTGCATGATTGTCATGCCGGCGAGCGCGACATAACGAAGTCGCGTGAGCTTGCCCGCGACGCCTGGAAATCCCTATTGTCCGGCGTCTGGGATCGCCGGGGAACCGGCGAAAAGCGCGAAAAACTCCTCGACATCCCCTGGGACAAGTATATTGATGCGTTGATGACAGCGCCGAAGGTCATCGCGGCCTTCGGGAAGAACCGCGACAAGTGCGCTAAGTTCTTCGCGCAATATGCGCCAAAGGGCGAGGACGGCCGGAAGGACAGCGCGAAACTGCGTCAGGTACTGGAAGTCCCGGGCGTCCGGGAGTATTTAGAAAAAGCGGGCCTGTTGTCCGCGAAAAAAGCGCCGGATGTTCTCGGCGCTTTGGATCAGCTGGCGGCGGAGTTCGCCAAGAAAGAGTAGCAATTTCAACTCCCGGTATCCCTTTTGGGATACCGGGATTCTTTTGTTCCGAGAGCTGCCCGCATGGCGGGCAGCTCCTTTATAGAAGCCAGCAATTCTGCGCAATTAACCCTCGAATAAATGGTGCGCTTTACCCTTTTCCTTGTATCCTCCCGTGTGTGCAGCCGTATGAATCTTGTGTGTCGCCGGTGTAATCATAATGTGGCTATAGTGTGTATCAAATGTGCATCAAATGTAGATTCCGTAACCCCGAGTAACTTTGAATACCACCGAGTTTTGTGAATTAGACATTCTCCCCCCCCCTTTTTTCCCTTTCCTTGCGCATTTAACCCTTTCAGGGTAGCCCCACCGTACTACTATCCTCTCTTTATATTTTTTTTTTAAAAAGATATAATGCGCAATGTATTTTTCAAGCCCTCGAAGATACAATGCTCACTTTATCCCCTTTTCCAAAAGAGGGGGGGGGAATCTTCCAACTCACAAAACTCGGTGGCATTCGGGGTTATTCGGGGTTACGGGGTCTACATTTGATACACATTTTATGCACATTACAGACACATTCATACCACACAGGACACACACGGAATGCATATACAAAGTTACGAATCCGAGTTCGAATTCGCAATCCGAGTTCGAATTCGAATTGCGAACTCGGATTTCAAATCCAAATCTATTCTCAACACTCGATCTCGACTCGATCTCGATCACTATCCACTTGACAAGGGGAATTATTATATGTTATCGTGATAATGGCCCGGGCACCATTACCGGGCAGATGCAAAAACCCTTACTTTATCCGGAGACACTTTCCAATGACACATATCGCACAAATGATCTCAACCGGCGAGTCCTTCAAGAGCAAGAAACAATTAAAAGAAGCAATGCTCGAATCCCCGGAATCCGTCTATTTTCGTGACCCTTCTATTTTCAATCCCCGCTCTTACCGGGGAGATGAAATCCCTTCCGGCGTCAGTTTCGTCTGTACGAACCATCCGAAAAGGTCTTGGTTCGCCCAGATCATTTCCACCGGCGGAAGGATAAAGGTGCTCTAATGCAAAGTGATAATTTGATCGCCCAGGTTGAGGCCGGCCGCGAATGCGGCCTCGATAAGAATACAACGATCTCGCGTCAGAAGGCTCAACTCAGCTTCCTCATATGATGGAGAATTAATTATGACCGATTCAAATATTCTCGATAAACTGCTCGCGGGAGTTCTCGAACCCCCGGCGAGACGCAGTTCGCATCAGGAAAAACGGAAAGCAAAACGTTCCGTTATCCAGCAACTTGACGATCTCCTATCAATCGGAACCCAATCGGAGCCCGTTTCCGAGGACAATGTTTGGGAGCCGGTCTCAAATGTCGTCATTCTCTCCCGCTCTCATTGTACCTGTTGCGGGTTTGAGGGGGAAGCAACATCCGCCGGCCCCTTCATCCGATACCGCAAAGTCCACGGAAAGGGAGCCCGGACGAAACTCTACAAGCTGGAACTCGCCTTCCTTCCATGTCGATCTCTTCCCGGCGAGTTCATTGAGACCTCTCGTGAAGTCGCATTTTGCCACAAATGCCTTCCGAATCTCCTTCCCTCTATACGAGACCCGTTCACCCCCGGAGATGAGGTCGCTCTCGATTCAACATCGGGCTGGCCGACTCAGCTCCCTTTCTTCTGCGAGGAGCTTTCTCCCACCGTCGAAAAGCCGTCCGCTTCCGAATCTCCGAGTCGCTCGGATATCGAAGATAAAGAAGCAGACGAACTTGTAAACGCAATCTTAACCGTCGCCGGCGAGATCACCCGGCGGAAAATGGAGGACGAATGACATCTCGAACTATCTTGCCGGGCTTGGCAAATCCAGGGAAGTCAAGAGGCTTTATGATAACAGAGACGCAACCGAAAAGGGAAACCGACTGGGCGGAATGGAGACGAAAATGAAACTCATAAAAAATCCTCGCCCCGATTTGGGCACAGGCATCCCCCCCTCTCAGCATGAAAAGCAGCAAGGCTCTCATCTCTCTCTACTTCATCGCATCTCAATGCTCTCCCCCCGGACGCGGGAAGAAGCCTGTGTTCAGAAAAGGATGTACGAGCAACTTCAATCTTATTGGAGAAAATAGCTGTGTGTAAATATCACAGATCCAATCCCCGGCGCAATCCAACATCAAAATCCTCAATCGTCACCGCGATGATCCTCGAAATCGCGGAAGAAGGGGACCTTATTGACTCGACCCTCATCCACGATCTTCTCCCTCACATCTCGAGAAACTGTATCAGCGCAACTCTTTACTACCTCTGCGAAGGCGCCCGCGTCATAACCCTCGTCGGGTCTCGGCCCGGCAAAAATAACCGAGATCTCTTTGTATATCGGGTTGGCCCCCGCGAGTACCTGATGGAGTTCTACTCCCACCAAGGCGCGCCTCTCGCCGGAGGAAAGCCGGGTCGAGTAATCAAGAAACACATCCCCCGGCGGCATCCACCTCGGATTTCGCCCTCCGAGAACACCATTAAAAAGTGAGATCGAAAAAAATTTTCCAAACCCATTGACAACCTCACCCTTTTCATATATAATGCGAATTGTTGAATAGTGCGTCCGGTCTCTATCCAACATCTACCCTTAACCTATCACCGGACATTTTCTTTCAGGAGACATATCATGCCGCGAGGCTCTTATCACTATGAGTGGCCCGACGACTCTACCGTTCTCAAAAAGGTCTTTTCGACCGGCGAGGTTCTGGAGTTCGACGTGGGCCAGCTTCCCCAATCCGCGACTACTTACCTTTATCGATACGGTGTCCGCCAGGCTCTATCCGACCCACATTCTGGTGTGAAGGACATCGCGGAGGTGATGAAGATCACCCGGGAGCGCTGGAACGCCCTTCTCCAGGGCATCTTCCGCAAGGTCGCCGTCGGCGGCGCTCCCCGCGGGTTCGCCCTTTTGGTAAAAGCCCTTGCCAAGGTGAAGGGGATTTCGGAAGAGGCGGCGAAGGCCGCCTTGGAACCCTTCGTCGTTCTCGAGGACGACGACGAGGAGACGGCCAAGAAGAAGCGCAAAGTTCTGAATCGCATCCGAAAGGTTCGCGAGATTCAGGATGCGATGCGCGAGCTCTCCGGCAAGGAAGAGGACTCCATCGAATCTCTCCTCGCGGGCGCGGCCCTGGAAGAGGACGAGGACGAGGACGAGCGGGAAGCCGCTTAATCTCGAATCTCGAATCTCGAATCTCGAATCTCGAAATCCGATGCGATCCGGCTCACTCCCCTCCAACTCTCTGGGCCGGATCTTTCCGAGGGGCAGTTCTTCGCGGAACGCCCCTCGGCTTTTTATGCGCCTTTTATCCTCATGAAAAAGGCGCATAAAAAGCCGCATCTTTTATATCTCTCACCAACACACTGAAAGGAGCACTCAATGTCACCAAGCGGAACACTTGATCTTCTCTACGAGAAAATGCTGAGTCACCGTTCCTTTTGTTCGTCCCTCTGCGACACCCTCTACGAGTGCAGATACTCGCATTCTTTCGAGGAGCATCACCCATATGGAGAAGGAAACGCCATTGAGCGTTTGTGGGAGTGCATCACTCCCTCTGCAAAGCACTGTCCCCGGCTGCTTGATCTTCTTACCGAGATGACAAACGAGATGGAGATTTAAAATGCAAGACGAAATACATCTTTTTCTTTTCCTCTTTATCTTTTGGTCGGCGGGGCTTCTCACTTGTGTCTTTCTCCGCGCCCTCTTTTTCGATCACATAATTGAGGACAAACCAAATGCCAAGACCAAAACAGACTGACCGCCCGGTTCGCAAGAATATCTGCATCCCCGTCAGCGTTGTTAATATCGTTGACAAACTTCTTGCTGACCCGATAACTGGCGGGCCACGCTATGACGCATATGGGCAGCTCATAACTGAACTCCTTATTCGTTGGATCAAGGAGCAAAATGTGGACCTCGTTAAACTTGAAGAGCTTGAAATCCCAGCCATGTTTCCGAATCTTCGCCGGGGAGGCAAAACGCTATGACCACTCTCGACCAACTACTGAACTCCGCGAACACGCCTAATTTCTCCTCCGCCGAGTTCAATAGAGAGGCTGCTGAACTCGCAACTGTGGTGGATGCTGAAAGGTTAATGGCCCGGTTGCGTTCCGAGAAGGAAGCAAAAGAGCGGGGAGATGTTGTTAAAGACCCCGTTAATATAGAGGAGATAAAAGAGATTATCAACCGACTCCGCCGGGGAACGAGTGGCATCTTCCTCGATTCTCCAAAAACAAAGAAGATAAAAAGCGGCGGGGGAGAAAAGAGAGAGAAGCTCCCCGGCGGGCTCGACGAACTTCTCGGGTTGAAGCTCTAATAAAACCGAAACGGCGATGGTAACACGCGCAAATGTTGAGTCATATATCGTTTCACGACTGACGTAGCAGGTAGCTTGGCTGACTGCGAGTAGATCGGCCCCCGTCAAGATATAGGAGAAGGAATAATGAGCAGCGTTGACTTTAAGTTTGAAATCGGCAATGAGGTTGCCATTAAAGCGCTTACCTTCATGGTGCTCGCCCACCGCGACCGGGGAAACGGTCTGCACGATTACCATATCGTGTACTGGCGGGACGGGAAGCGGTACGAGGCGTGGTTGTATGAATCTGAACTTGTAGAGCCGCTTGAGCAGAGGCCCGCAGAGAAGAAAGAGTCTACACCGACAGATAGCGAGCCTTGGCGCAAGCCACCGGAGGCGGAGCAACTTCCTTCCGAACAATTCCGCGAAGAACTTCGCAGCCTGATTAACCGGCATGGTCTTGAGAATGGAAGCAACACGCCGGATTTCGTCCTTGCCGACTATCTGTTCGCTTGCCTCGTAACATGGAACAGATCAACGAATCAGCGCGAGCGTTTTTATTTCCCGAAGGTAGAGGAGATTAAAAACAATGAACAATGAACAAAAATACGGTGGGAAGAATCTTCCTCTCCCCTCTAAATTCCCGATCGAGTTCTTTCAAGCATACGAACTCGCCGGCGAGCGGGGCTTTATAGACTTCAACTTCCAATCCAAATCCCAGGCGATGAACTTTCGGTTCCGCCTCTATTCCTTTCGCTCCTCCATCCGCAAACTCTACCGGGTTGACTCCGAGGCGGATAAACTATTCTACCGGCGGGTTGATCTTTTCGAGATCCGAACGATTCCTCCTTTGACTCCTCAAGACCCTTGGACGATCCAACTTGCATCTCCCTCTGACCGCCCCACGGCGGAAGTTAAGATAATGCGGGAGACTTTTAAAAAGCTCCAAGAGGAGGGGGAAGGCAGCATCCACCTCCACATTGATCCAGTTCCAAGCGACGACGCCTTTCGTCAAATCCTCTCTGCCGAGGAACGCGAAAAGCAAGAAGTACCATCCCCCTCTGACTTTAAACTCGTACCTGATGGAGATTGAAAATGCTTACTGGCCCCACTATCCGCGAGATTAGTTACCTAACCGGCTCTTCTTTCAAGATGCCGGACCTTATTGACTTCACACAGATCGACACCTTTCGCGCTTGCCCCACGAAATGGCTCTATCGCTTTTGCTATAACCTTTCTCCAAAAAAGGGCGGGTCAATTCACCTCTCCTTCGGCAGCGCCTTCGCCAAGGGGTTGGAGGTTTCCCGCCGCCAATTCTATATCGAGGGGAAATCTGAGGAAGACTCTCTTGCCCTCGGAATTGCCGCCGCTCTCGCGGAATTTCCCCCCGAGGCGGAGTTTTCTCCAAAGACCGATTCTGAGGCAAAGAAATCTCCCGAGGCCCTTACCCGCGCCCTTACCTATTACCTTACAAAAGCCTATCCCCTCGCAACAACTCCCTTTACCCCATACAAGGGAATGGTCGAGTTCACCTTCGCTCTTCCTCTTTCCATTCTCCATCCCTCCACCGGCGACCCGATCCTCTACGGCGGCAAGCCGGATCAAATCGGAATCTATGGTCAAGACGAAACTATGATTTTCGTCTCCGACGAGAAAACGACCGGGGGAATTGGAGCACAATGGGCGAATCAGTGGTCTCTCCGGGGACAATTCCTCGGCTACGTCTGGGCGGCAAGGGAGCACAACATCCCCGTAAAGGGAACGCTTGTCCGCGGCGTGGCTATCTTGGCTAAGGAGATAAAGTGCGCCGAGCTCGCTATTCTTGCAACCGACTGGCAAGTCGAACGTTGGGTCGAGGAAATCAATCACACAGTAAAAGAGATGATCGAGTGCGTGGAGAAGGCCCGGTTCTCTCAAGCCTTTGGCTCCGCCTGTGCGGAATATGGAGGCTGCCAATATCGGATGCTCTGCGAATCTCAAGTTCCCACCCGCTGGATCATTCCAGAATACGATCAAGTTTTCTGGTCTCCTCTCCATCCGAAAGTGGAGAGGAAGGTTCTTCAATACTCTACGTCTTAAACCTAAAGAGGTAATATTGTATGAAGCGCAACGACAGCCTGGAAAACACCATTCCGAGGAACCGGGCCGCAATCTGCGACTGTGGCTCGGTCGCGTTCCATATTCGAGGGGATGGTTTATGTGAGTGTGCAAAATGTAGCTCCGTTTACTATCACTCAGAACTCTATCAAAGAGCGAACTCCCAGATAACAATTAAAAATAAACCTGAAAATGGATAACAGCCAGCCTCAAAACGAGAATCTTGAAGCCCCTGCGTTTGAGGAGGGGGCTTCATCTCCCGATATCTCTGACATCTCCAGCGTCCGGGATATTTCAAATACCCCGGACAACGAACTTGTTGTAATTTCCTTTTGTTGGCGCTGGTTCAATGAAGGCAGATGGCACGTCGCGGAATCCAAAGAAACATTCAGACGTAATCCCTATTTCAACTATAAGCTCCCGGTCGTTGTTAGCACCTATTCGGGGGAGATTATATTCCAAGTCGTCCCGGCCTCGGTTCAGCCGGATGTCAACTTTGAATACTACGCTTACTCGATTCCGGTCGGAGAGATAATCTACGATGGCTGGTTCGAGGACTTCTTCGGTCTAGTTTCTCCCCCGGCGGAGTTTCTTATTCTCCAGCTTAGCCTTGCGATAAAAACCGTAAAACGCCTTCAACCACGAACTGTTGACAAGCAAATCCCCAATATGATATAATGGTTCCATTCTTTCCTAAAAGGAGCACTTAAATGTCATTCGACCATCAGCGCGAAATCGCATACCATCATCCCGCTCCGAAAATTCTTAACCTCGGGGCAACCGGGAAGGGCAAAACCTATTCTCTCGCAACGTTTATAAAAAGCGGTATTACGCCCTTTATCCTATTTACCGAGCCGCACATGGATGTAATTGCTCGCTATCTTATAACAGAGAAGATTGACGAGTCAGCCGGCCTCAAGGTTCATTGGCGCTACATCCCCCCGGCGGCTCTCTCCTGGGAATCTCTCCTTGATGTCAATAAGAAAATCAACCAGCTCTCGTACAAGATGCTAACCGGCCTTGACGAACTCTACAAATCTCAACATGGCCAGATACTCGAAGTCCTCCGTACCCTCGGAAACTTCACATCTGACCGCGATGGAAAACAATACGGAGCGGTAGATTCGTGGGGGACGGATAGAGCGATCTGCATTGATACGCTCTCTGGCCTCTCCATAATGGCGATGGATGCAGTCGTTGGAGCAAAGCCGGTTAAAAACCCCGGCGACTGGAACATCGCTATGACCACTATCGAGACTCTTATGAATAAGCTCGTTACCGACTGCAAATGCTGGGTCGTCGTGAACGCCCATTTGGAGCAAGAGAAGGATGAGCTAACCGGGGGAGTCAAGCTAATGGCTTCAACCCTTGGCCGCAAACTAGCGCCGAAAGTCCCTCGCTTCTTTACCGACGTTATCGAGTCTTATACCGAGGAGCAGAAATTCCTCTGGCGTACTTTCTCCGGGGACACCGATCTGAAAGCGCACCATCTCCCCATCTTTACGAAGGGGATTCTGCAAGATTACGGCCTCCTTGTTCGCTCATACCGCGAACTCATGGAGGTCTTAAGCCGCAAGCCGGCTGCGGTAGCAGCATAGTCGGCACAACCCGTTCCATCTAACCTCTATCCTTAATTGGAGACCTGCAAATGAGCACGTTTGATCCTGATACCTTTCTTCATTCTGTCAAGACCTCTGCAGCAATGGCAACCGAGTATCCCACTATCCCCGATGGCGACTACAGAGCGATGATTATCAACGATGCGAAGCACCCGATGAAAGTTCGTCAGAGCCCTCGGCGGGACGGCTCCGGCATCTCGACCATCGTTGATCTGTTCTACAAGATCGACGCCCCCGGCAACAAGGACGCCGACGGTCGCTTTGTTCGTCAGTCGCTCTTTCTCGATCTTGACGAAGCCGGGAACCTTGACAGCTCGCCTGATCGCAATGTCGGCTTGGGCCAGCTCCGCGCTGCCGTGGGGCAGAACCAGGCCGGCGAGACCTGGGGCTTCCACAAGCTCGAAGGCGCGGTCTGTATCGTAAAGGTCAAGACTACCCCCGCCGAAAAAGACGGCAAGCAGGTGAAGTACACGAACGTCGAAGCTGTCTCGCGTCTGTAGTATCTCACTGACAAGCTAATCGTGTTCTGCTCCCCCACACAACTAGCCGGGCTCGCTCCTTTCCCCCGGCTAGGTGGGCCGATACCGTTTTTGTGCGGTAAGAGAGCGCCGGATGGAGTAACCGCGCACTTTTCCCTTGAATAAAGTGAGGATAAAATGGACGAGATTACCAATATTAAGTGGAAACAGGGTGCTTTTATAGACCTTGTTCGTATTGACAAGATCAAGATAAACCCTAACCGCGTCCGAACCGAGTTCGATCAAGAGAAGATAGAGGAATTGAAAAAATCCATTTCCTCTACCTTTCTTCAAAACCCAATTACCTGCCGCAACGTTGACGGAGTTCTGGAACTTGTCTCGGGAGAGCGTCGGCTTCGTGCGGTTAAAGCGCTTGATAAAGAATACGACTTCGCAGGGGTAAAGGTGCAGCCCGGCTACATCCCGGTTATATCCCTTGATGATCTTCTCCCCGATGCAGCTCTCGAAGCCGAGATCGAGGAGAACATCCGCCGGGTTGATATCTCTTGGCAAGACCGCGTTGCCGCCCTCGATCGCCTCAATAGTCTCCGCCGGCGACAAGCCTCGGAGCGGGGAGAAGAATGGAAAGTGCGAGACCTTGCGGAAGAAATTGGCCGGGCTGACCCCTCTGTCGCCCAGACCTCTATCCGCGATCAGCTTGTCCTCGCCAAACATCTCTCTGATCCCAACATCGTAAAGGCCAAGACGACAAAAGATGCAATCAAACTCGTTCGCCAGAAGCTCGAATCCCAACTTCGAGAGATGGTTGCATCGAAGGTTGAAGAGGAACTTGACGCGGAGGCCGAGAGCTCCTATATCTTCTGGAACGAGGACTATACTACCGTTCTAAACAACCCGATAGAGAAATTCGACCTCATCATTGCTGATCCTCCATATGGGATTGGAGCAGACAAATTCCACCGGGTTCATAACTATTCTGACTCCCCCGCGGAGTACCACAACATAATCTCCGCTTTGGGAAAGGTAGGATTTTCCGTCTGCGCGGAGAACGCGCATATGTACGTTTTTCTCTCTCCCCGTACCCTATCAATAACGGCAGACGCTCTCTCGGACGCCGGTTGGGACGTCTGGCCTTGGCCTCTTATTTGGAACAAGCAAGGTCATACTACCTCTCCCGCGATAACGATGGCTCCCGCCCGCCAATACGAGATGATCCTATTCTGCCGGAAAGGCTCTCTCCCGATGGCCCGGCATTGTACAGACGTTCTCTCTTTCTCCGAGGACAAGCACAAAATCCACCCGGCGCAAAAGCCAATCTCTCTCATTCAAGAACTGATAGAGAGATCCGTCTCCCCCGGATCTCGAATCCTCATCCCGTTTGCAGGCTCAGGCAATGATATTCTCGCCGGCCTGAGTCTAAAGCAAACGGTTGTCGCTTACGAGCGCGACCCGGCGATCTACGCACAAGCGCAGTCGCATCTTCTCTTAAACCTGAAATCCACAAAACCGAAAGGAGCAAACCATGAACGAATTGACACAGCTACAGCAGTTGGCCCTTGACAAGGCAATAGAGACAAAGCCCGGCGACGAGACTTTCATCTCAGGAGTCGCCGGTTCGGGCAAATCCTTCGTCCTCTCCGAGCTTTATAAGAAACTTGTCGGCGAAGACGGTACACGTGTCGCAGTTCTCTGCCCGACGAACAAGGCCGCAAGTGTTGTTCGCTCCCGGGGAGTCTCTGTTGCCCAGACTATTCATTCCTATCTTTATATCCCCTTCGTAGACGAAAAGGGGAAATTGCACTTCCGCAAGCGAATCGAAGAAAATCCCGACACCCTGGAAATTCCCGATTACATTCTTGTAGATGAGTGCTCAATGGTCGGCGGTCGCCTCTACCGAGACATTATGGAGCTTAACTCTCTTCACAAAACCCGGCTCGTGTGGTTTGGAGACCCCTATCAGCTTCCTCCGGTCAACGACGATGAGGTTTTTGCTCGTACCCCGTCTGTCTTTTTGAACGAAATTCATCGTACCCAAGCGGACAATCCCATTCTTTCTCTTGCCTTTAAAATTCGATACGGGGAGCAGTACGATTTAAACAACGGCTTCCCGTCGTTTACTCTTTCTTCCTCGTTCGGTTTTGACAAGTTAAAAGCTGATATTCAATTCATTGCCTGGACAAATGTAACCCGCCGGCGAATCAACAAGCTGGCACGGTTCACTCGTGGATGGACTGGAACCGATCCGGTCGCCGGGGATTACGTCGTCTGCCTCGAGAACAAGCGGGGGATGTACAACGGAGAGTTTTTCTTTATCAAGCGCATCGACGCGCAGACTCCTGAGTATATCACCGCCTTGATCTCCAACGAGCGTATTAACCTCGTCACCAAGATCTCCCTTGACGCGTTCAAGCCGGATTACGAAGCCTCTTTAAAAGCCCCCAAGAAACCCTTGACCTGGCAGGAGCGTAAGAAACTCGAATCAGAGCGAGAAAACAAACCTATTCTCTTTGACTTCGCTTATTGCCTCACTTGTCATAAATCCCAGGGCTCCGAGTGGCCGGAAATCGCCATCTACGACGAGACTTGGAAGATGCGAGATGATGGAATGAAGCGCCGGTGGCTCTACACCGCCGTGACGCGGACGAGAGATAAGTTCTCAACCGTTGGAGGATAAGACAATGGGTATGTATGAAGATTTTAATCCTTATGAGTTCGGGGAAGAAGAGGAAGAAGAGGAAGAAGAGGAAGGTCTCGAATTTTTCGGTCTGATCAAATATACGACAAACGCAGCATATCTTATCGAGCTTGATCAAGACCACAAAGAGTGGTTCCCGAAATCTCAACTCTCTAACGTTTCCATCGACGAGGAGACTGGAAGCATAACCGCCACCTGTCCATATTGGCTTGCCGAGAGAAAAGGCTTGGTATGAGCGAGCCGGAACTGAAAATAATCGTTCCGGCTCGCGGTCCATCTCCCTCCCCCCTCCTTCTCGTCGGTGAAGCGCCCGGCGCAGAGGAGGAGCGCCTTCGCCAGCCTTTTATTGGAACGTCCGGCGAGGAGCTTGATCGGATGCTCTCTGAGTCGGGTATCCCACGAGACAATATCCGTGTTACAAACGTCTGTCAAATCCGGCCACCCTTTAATGAGATCGAGAGGTTTTTTATCTCGAAAAAAGAGGCAAAAAAGCTCGGAATGGAGCCTCACTTTGGGCGCTATCCTGGAAAGGAAATCTCTCTGGGACTTCAAGCTCTCTATGCAGAGATTGAAACAACAAAGCCCAGGGTTATAATAGCTCTAGGCGAAACCGCCTTGTGGGCCCTCACCGGGAATCAGGGAATAACAAACTGGCGGGGCTCCCTTTGTCGCTATATCTATAACAAGGATATCATTGTCATTCCCACCTACCACCCGGCCGCTATCCTTCGTAACTGGTCATGGCGGACAACGGCTCTCCACGATCTACGGTACGCCGCTAGGAATCTACAATCCCCCGTTAGTAGGCCACCCTGGAATTTTAAAATCCGGCCAAGTTATCAAGACTTTCATGAATGGTCAGGTCAGCTCTTCAACCGGCTTGACAATAGTAAAGAACCCATAACCCTGGCGGCGGATATTGAGACATCTCGGGGAATGATAACCTGCATCGGTTTTGCTACGTCCAAGACGGATGCGTTCTGCGTCCCCTTCACCTCGCAATCTCGCCGGGGAGACTATTGGATCGGCTACGAGCTTGAAAACGTAGTTATGCGGCTTCGCGGCATTCTCACGCACCCCAATGCGGGGATTATTTGGCACAACGGGTTGTACGATCTCCAATATATCTATCGCTGGCTCGGCATAATCGCTAATGTCCGAGACGACACTATGCTGATGCAGCACACGGCGTGGCTTGAGCTCCCAAAGTCCCTGGACTTCATCGCTTCCCTTTATTGCGATTATCGTCTTTATTGGAAAGAGGATAGAAAAGACTGGGATGCAACAAAGGAAAGCGAGGATACTCTTTGGACATACAACTGCACAGACGTAGTGCGAACGTTCGAGTGTTACGAGGTCTTGCGTGACCTTCTAATAAAAAGAGGCGATTACTACATTCACCACAAGGAGACCCTTGCTCTTTACGAGCCCGTTCTATTTATGATGCTCCGCGGAGTCCACGTAAACGAGGATTATCGCACAAAACTTGGAATCGAGTTGTTCGACGCTCTGAATCTTCGCCTCTTGGCGTTAAAGGAGATTCTCGGCCATGCGTTCAACCCGCGCTCGCCACAACAGGTAAAGTCTCTCCTTTACGAAGACTTAAAACTCAAGCCGATTATCAACCGCAAGACAAGAAAGCCTACTACAGGAAAAGAGGCTATCGCAGCTATTAAAGAGAAATACACATTCCTCGTTCCCTTTATCAACCTGATTGAAGAATGTCGTTCCATCGGCGTTTACAAGTCCACCTTCGTTGACGCCCCTCTTGATATTGACAAGCGGTTACGTTGCTCGTATAATATCGGAGGAACCGTTACAACGCGGTTTTCCTCATCTGAAAACGCGTTCGGCTCTGGAACAAATCTCGAAAACATCCCCCGGCCAGACGAATTAAAAGGAAAGCTCCAAATGCCAAACATCCGCCGGCTCTTTGTCCCCGATCCCTCTCCAGTCTCCTCTGCAATCCGGGTCATACTCGATGCAGACTTGGAGCGCGCTGACGCACAGGTTGTAGCCTGGGATGCGGACGATGAAGAATTGAAAAAGCTATTCCGCTCCGGCGCCGATATCCATGCGGAGAACGCAAAAGTCGCAAAGTGCTCCCGCCAAATCGCCAAGTCTGTAGTTCACGGAACCAACTATGGAGGCTCCGCCCAGGCTATCGCAAAAGTAGTTGGGCTCTCTACAAAACAAGTCGAAGCGGTTCAGAACGCTTGGTTTGAAGCTCACCCGGCGATCAAGCGCTGGCACGAGCGGGTGTGGGAAGATCTAATGACAAAGCGCGAGATTAAAACAGCGTTTGGCCGGCGGAGAATATTCTTCGACCGAATTGCGCCTACTCTTTTAAAAGACGCTCTTGCATGGATTGGTCAAACTACAGTAGCCGAGGCGACAAACCGAGGACTCCGAAAAATCTATACATCTCTCCCAAACATCGAGATTCTTCTCCAAAATCACGACTCTCTTGTAATGCAGTTATTAGCCGGTGAAGACGAAGACGAGTTCGCCTTTAATCTTCATAAGTTAAAAGAGACAATGCAAGTTGTCGTTCCTTATCCCGATCCTCTTATAATCCCAATAGGCATAAAACTCTCCACTCACTCGTGGGGTGACTGCCGCGAGGTAGCGCTCTACAAAGCAAGACTGAAAAAGTATTCTGATATTGGTTTTGTAACACGCGCTGCCGCGTAGTCTAAAAGGAAGGAGAAAATAAAATGTCAACTCGCCAGCTGCGCGATTGGCTATCTTCATACATCGAATATACAAGTTACCTCGAAGCACCGGAGATATTTCATTTTTGGACAGGTGTTTCTACAATCGCATCTGCCTTAAGAAGAAAGGTCTGCATAGATCAGTATTATTTTTCTTGGACTCCTAACTTTTATATAATCTTGGTCGCCCGCCCGGGGATCGTCGCCAAGACTACAACAATAACTGTTGGAGAGTCTCTTCTTCGAGAGCTAGGAGAGTCTATAACATTCGGGCCGGACTCTTTGACTTGGCAGGCTCTTCTTAACTCTCTTGCACAAGCAAAACGAGCGTATGAACTCGAGCCGGGCGGAGGCGTATTCAAAGAGATGTCTTGCGTTTCTTTCTCCGTTGGAGAGTTTGGAACCTTTTTCGACCCGGAAAACCGTGATCTTATAGATGCTTTAACTGCTCTATGGGATGGGAAAACCGGAGAGTTTGAGCGCAGAACAAAGACAACGGGGTCAGACTCAATCGTCAACCCCTGGGTCAACATTATTGCCTGTACAACTCCTGCCTGGATTCAAACCTATTTCCCGCAATCCTTAATGGAAACGGGATTCAGTTCTCGAACGCTTTACCTGAAAGCTGATAAAAAGCGGCATTTTGAGGCTTATCCTATCTTGCGGATTCGAGACTCCGATAAAATGGCAAGGCTTCGTGCCTCTCTTATATCTGATCTTGAAATGATCTCTACAATGGTCGGAGCTTTTCATATGACAAGCGAGGCATATGCATGGGGCGCCCGCTGGTATGAGGATCTGTTCAGAAACGATATGGTAAAATATCAATCGAGTGAAGCTGTTTGCGGCTATCTCTCCCGCAAGCAGACGCATTTGCACAAGCTCGCAATGGTGCTATCAGCGAGCTGTCGTCAAGACATGACTATAACCGCCGACGACCTCGACCGGGCAGATAAGATTCTTCGTCTGATCGAGCCGGAGATGTTCAAAGTCTATGATCTCGTTTCTAATGAGGAAGAAATCAAAAAGGTTCACTTTATCGTAGATGCCCTTCGCGGGGCAGGAGGCCGACTTCCCCTTAATATCTTATATAAGCTCGTCCGCAACTCTATGGGGTATGAGGACTTCCGCCGGGCGTTCACCTCTTGTGTAGAGGGCGGGCGCCTCGCGTTCGATAACCAAACTCAGATCGTAACTGCAATCACGGAGCATTAAAATGAGCGAGTTCTCTGACAAAACTGTTATTATGAACAAGATCGACCCGGTCGCGGGGATGAAACTTCGCCAGACCTCTTGGGGGTTTCAGTGTAAAAAGTGCTTTGCTTTGTATGATGTACAACACTACTCGGACGCCGTGCGGCACGTTCGCGAGCGTCACAATAACGAGGTAACAGAT